GGCGAAACCATTGCCACGCCATTGGATATCAGTCAGCGCGAAATAGTGCAACCCGAGTCGATGGTTGGCAACGTCGCCATCGGCGTTCCCGGCGACAGGTCCGCGCGCACGCGCATTGAACAACTGGGTGGCGTAAAGTTAGACGAGCCGATAGATGTGCAGGGAGGGCCGACGTATGGTTTCGGCAGGGATGATTTTTCGTGGGCGTCAAACTATGGCATAGCGCGAGGCAAACAAAACCACGTAATAACGGCAAGTGAAGCCACTGGACTGCCCGTGCTCGGCATATATACAGCAATGGGCGAAGGCGCTGTAGACTTTTCTACGCCTGTCGTAGAGTTGCTAATGGGGCAGTTGAATACAATTAGAGTGCCGGCTGCAGCAAGAAAAAAATTAGATCAAAAAATTAATGAAGCTATAAAGACGGTAAATAAGCAACGCATTGCTGAAGGTGTGAAAAAAGGTAGACCCGTAGAGGTTATTGAAGACAGCTTGCTTGACGAGTTTTTGGGCATAGATCACCCAGAGGCGATGGCTCAGTTGTTAGGGACAACAGGCGCATCGGGTAAAGAATACAGAAGGTTTGGCTCGGGCGACCTACGCAAGGTGGTTGTACAAACAATAGCGCGAGAGGATATGCGCGGTCTGGGCTTTCCCAGCTACAAAGATGCGGCCTACCAAATGACGGAGCCCGAATTGCGGTCTGTGCAGCGTGGCGATACGGGCGGCGCCATCCTCCGCATGGACCCAGACGCAACACTGCGTGATCCTGACGCCCCGCCAGATGCCGGCCACAGATCCTACGATACGGGCATACCGGGGCAATATCAAGGCGTCATGGAGCGGGTTGATATACCCGCGCCTATTATGTTTCCAAAAACGTTTGATAGATACCGGACGTTAAAAACTAAAGAAGGCAATCCTATGGAGCTGCATTCCCAAATGGGCAAGTTCCATATGGGTGCAGACTTTGAGGTGTTAGACCAGCAGTGGCTTGACGGCGTTCGCAGCTACATGGAGCGCAAGGGCATCACGGATTTGGGTGGTGTGCCTACGCTCGCGTTTCTCTTGCTGGGAGCCGGCGGGCTCAACGCGATGGCAAGCGACGATCCTGAGATGCAGGCAGCAGGCGGCGCAATGATGGGCGCAGCGGCTATGGGGGGTGCGCCAAAGTTTATCAAGCAAGCGGCGACGGGTGCAAGAAACGCAAAGAAGCTACGAGAGCAGCAGTTAAAAGAATTTGAAGACTTCGACTATCCTGACGCTGAAGAGTCTATAAGGACACAGATAACTACTACAAAGCCCACGTACATCAAAGCCAATCAATATCTGGATGACCAGCAAGCCGTCGGCAAGACGTTGGACTACGGAGCCGGCTTAGGGTTTTCCAAAGAGATGCTGGGCTACGATATGTTTGAGCCAAACACGGCAAGGGGCGAAGCGCTCGGTGTGAAGTACGACTTCACAGATTCCAAAGTCATACCAGACAATCAATACGAGCGTGTTGTCAACTTGAACGTGCTCAACGTCGTCAGTCCGCAAGTCAGAGACTTTATAGTCGAAGATATAGCGCGCGTGATGAAGCCGGGCGGCAGTGCGATTATCACGACCAGAGGGCGAGATGTATTGAACGCGAAAGGGACGCCCGGACCTGAGCCGATGTCGCTTGTCACGTCAACCGGCACGTATCAGAAAGGGTTTACCAACCCAGAGCTAAAGGAATACATAGAGACGGTGCTGGGGGAAGGCTATGACGTAAAAAGTATAAGCCTCGGTGGAGCCGGCGTTTATGTAAAAAAAAAATCTAATCAGGTAGACATTGCTACGCAGGCTTCAAGCGGTGTGCGAGTGCCTATGCCTGACAAACAGTTAGGAGTCGGTAAAAAAGTCGGATACGATTACTATGTGCATAAATCAGCAGAAGACGTTATCCCTACCGATGTATTGTTAAAGGCAAAAGGAAAAGTTGGTGACTTTGAATACGATATAGTCAAATACAACAACAAGGATAATTCGATAAGTTTTATAGAAAGCCCAGATTTTGACATAGCAGACGAACCTACTGTAGGGAAATCCATAAAAGTGGGCGCAGATGGTCAAGTATCCAGTCCCAGAAAAGGTGGGGTGACTGTATATCACCATAAATGGAATATGGTGAGGCCAGATTACATGGGTTTTGATTATCAGGATGCTATTGAAAGGTCAGTACGGTGGACGCAAAAGCTTGAAGGTACTGGAATAAATCGTAACAAAATAGGCAACAAAAATTATTGGGAAACTGTAATAATCCCCATGCTAAACAATGAGTAAGGATATGCCAACACACAACTATATATGCGGACTCGGCCACGCCGAGATGGACGTATACTACACGGGTCGGCCCATGAAGGCGCGCGAGTGTCCAGAGTGCGGCGAGGAGTCGACGATCAATTTTGGGGCAATGGGTGTGTTTAATCGACTTATGTCATCTCAAGGCCACAATCAACACCACCCAGATCCGCAAACGGGGCTGTATTACGAAAACGCTACAGATCGCCGGCGTAAGCTTAAGAATATGGGGCTGGAAGAGGGTGATATGAAGACTCGCAGCCAGATTGAGCTGGAGACGCACGAGGCCCAACAGCGCGCAAAATCGCAACGGACTACAAATAAAGTACTTGCGGCAGACAGCGAAGAGGAGATTATGAATAGTATAGACTGGGACAGTGTCGACCGGCAGCAATCGGGCGACCTGAGCCGCAATGTCGAATCTGGATACGGTTTAGACCCAACTGAGTAATCACACCGGCATTACGCCGGCACAGTAGTAACACGACACGACCAGCCGTGCGGGGTTGGTAGGAGTGCCGCACCACTCCTACGACGCCCTGTGCGGCTGGTTTTTTATTAGGGAGCAGAATATGTCTGAGATTGCCGTGGACTCTGGAGTGGAGTCGGGGCAGACCGATAGTGGCCCATCGTCAGGATCTGCAGAGACCTCATCGCGGGACAGTATGCCCGAGATGGGACTGGGGATGCTTGAGGTGGATACTCCATCATCGGACCCTGAGCCAGCGACGGAGCAGACCAACGACGACTCAACTCAACAGCGTGCCGAAACAAGCGGCACACAACAAACAAACAACGATAACCTATCTGAGTTTGAAAAAGGAAGGCGAGAAGCAGACCGCTACTTCCAACAGGGCAACCAGCGTCTCTTAGACGAGCGTAAAGCCTTTGAAGAAGAGCGAGCGAAATGGCAGGCTGAACGGCAGCAGCAACCGGCGCAGAATGTAGGAGCAGAGGCGCTCGGTGATGCAGGCACGTTGCGTGAACGCGCGATGCAGGTCGACGACCCGCAGCAACAACGCGCGCTTATGGAACAAGCAGCTGGTATAGAGTATGTCAATAAACTGGTCGAAGAGCAGATCCAGCAGCGTATGCAAAGTATGGGGCTGGAAAACTACGATCAGGACAGACAACTCATGCAGTCTCTTGTGCAACAGCAGCGACAGCAGCGCGAAAGCGAGCTTCTGCAGCAGATTGAAGAAGCAAAGTCATTGCTGGGCGAGCAGACGCTTACAGACCCGTTGACGCTACAGTTCATTACCAACAACCGTGGAATGTTGGACGTGCAGAATCCTGACACGGGCAAGAATTTCACGTTGAGCGAGTTGGTAAGCAGATGGACTGGCCGGCAGGCAGAGGACGCAAGCAGGGCGCGGCAAGAGCAGCGCGCGCAGCGGAACGTCGCAAAGCAGTCGGCAGTAGGGCGCGGCAACGGGGCCACCGTGCGAGACAGTGGTGGTGGAGCCATCAGCAAGTCGGCAGCAATCGCTGAAATCGGACAGACGATGTGAGGTTAAACACGAGGTATACGAATGGCACAGACCACTTCAGAAACATGGGATAGTCGCTGGTCGTCAACGCGACGCACGATTGATCCCGAAGTAATTTCGAACATCTTTGAACCCTATAACGTCATCGACGCGCTTCGCAAGCGTGGTATGCAGATGGTCGACGGTGGGGGTAAGGAAATTCAGGTCATTCTTGAAACCAGCGCCGGCACTGCTGAAGCGTTCGACAAGTATGATCCCCTAAGCAAGTCGCCCCGCGATCCGTTTGAGTCGGCTTTCTACAAGCGTCGTTACTACGCCGTCCCCGTGATCCTTTCGGACACTGAGGACTGGGAAAACAGCGGTCCCGAGCAGGTCTTTGACCTACTCTCGGCGCTGGGTGACAATGCCATGAACAGCCTCCTCAAGACGATCAACGAGGACGCCTGTGGTGCGCAGTCTGGCAAGTCTATGTTGGGCCTGCAGGATCTTATTGCAGACGCAGGCACAGGCACCGTTGGCGGCATTAACTCAGCCACGAGCACCTACTGGCAAAACCAGAAGGACACGACGGCCACCACGTTTTTGACGCAGACGACCACAAACATCTTCGACGGTATCACGCGCTTTAACGCGGTCATGGATGCCGTGCGCAAGCAGGGCGGTCGCACCGATGCCATCTTCACCACCTACAGCATCGCCGGCGCGTATCGCGTCGCGTTGACGTCGCAGGGTTACGTGGAGATTTCTGGTAGCGCCATTAACGGGCTGAAGGGGCAGGAGTTCCCGAGCTTCATGGGAGCCAAAGTCGTAGCTGACGAAGACATCTCAGCTAACCACGCCTACTTTGTCGACAAGCGTGCGCATCAGTTGCGCGTCATGCGTAACGCAAACTTCAAGAAGACTCCGTTTGTATCGTTGCAGTCGAACGGTCAGCTTGCCCAGTTGTCCTACATGGTCGCCGGTGTGCAGCAGATTACGAACAACCGCCGTCGTCTCGGCGTGGCAACTAACATCACTGGAATCTAAGAGAGGGTATACGCTGAATGGCAAATTGGAAAATCATCGGAAGTATCGGTGGTGGTCAGAATATTGATGAAACCAGCACGTATCAGAATTTCCCGCTGGGGACCATCGTGACCGCTAAAGATATTGACGGCAGCACAGACTACGGTGTGGGCGAGTTCGTCTACGCTAAAGGTGTTGCTTCAACTGTAGTTGGCAGCGCAGCCTTGATCGACGCCAACGGATTCACGACGTCGCTGGCTACGGCTGACGACACGGGCATGATTGGTTGTAGCATGTCAGCCAATGTTGCAAACCAGTACGGTTGGTATCAGGTGTCAGGGTTGGGTGTTGTTAAAGGGCTCGCAAGCCTTGCAGACAACAAAGCCTGCTTCTTGACAGGTACGGCTGGGTCAGTCGACGACGCTGAAGTGGCTGGCGATCTGATTTACGGCATGACTACCGCGTCTGCGCTTGACACGCCGAGCAGTGGTTTGGCATTAGTAAATCTTGTTCGTCCGCACGTAGCAGACTTCAACTATTCCTAATGTGATCGCGCGGGGGGTCATCGCGGCTCCCCGCGCATTGCTATAGACACAAAAACATGAAAGCAAAATATGGCAAAGCGGCAAAGCAGTGACAGTGGGTTTGATTCAATGGGCCAGCCCGTAGGGTTGAAGAAGGGCGACCCTGATCCGAAAGCACAAGAGTTGGTCGAAGCGGCAAACGCAAAAGCGGTAGACGAAGAAGACCTACAGCCGCTGGTCGACGTAAAGCCGGCGCGCAAGCGTAAGAAAGCAGCAGAGCCGGGACGTCTCATTGATCAAATCTTAGCTGAAGCGCAAGACGACCCGAACGCCAAATCTCGACTTGTAGACCTCCTCGCAGCCGCGCCAAACGCCGCAGAAGTGTTGGGTATCACTGCCGGCAAAGGCGCGCCTAAAGGCGAATACAGCCGCAATTATCGGCAGGAGGAAGCTCTGCGCGTGTATGGTGGCGTAGAGGTGGAGCACGAGCCCGGCTGGGAGCCGCTGCCCCCGTCGTGGGTGCCAATGTATATAGCGGACGACGGGCAAACGACGTCCAACAAGGAACACGCCATGATGGACAACAAGGGCGTGCCGGTAAAAACGCAGGAATACAAGCTCTGGTTAGACCATCACGCTGCCGGCACAAAGATGGACGGCAACGTGCGCTTTGATATAGCTGCAGACCAGACGTTGCCGAGTGACGTGGGCGCGCTCTAATGAACCGACGCTCACCGGTCGTTGCCGGTCAGCAGAAACAGGCAACGTCGTTTGGGACCATCGCGCAGTTTGACGTAATAGAAGCCGGCACAGTGCTGGCAGCGCCACAGATGACCACAGCAGAGCGGGACGCACTTTCAGCGTCCAACGGATGGATCATCTACAACACGACAACCAACAAGCTCCAGTGCTACGAAAATGGGGCGTGGGCAAACGTGATATGAATGACATTAGCAGAAGGCATTGAGCTTGTACTGGACCGCGTAGGGCTTGAAGCGACCAACACTACGTTCAAGAATCGCGCGCGCAGATACATAAACATCAACGCGGTGGAGATCGCCAACTTGTTGAAGTGGTGGTGGCTCAACCGAACGGTGACGTTCCGCACGACAAAGACGTTTACCATCACCGGCGCGTCGGGTGTATTTACGGTGGGCGAAACCGTGACAGGCGGCACGTCCAGCAGCACTGCCGTAGTGGACTCGCACGACACGACGAACGGGTTGCTGTTTGTCTACAACGAGTCTGCCGATTTTACGGCGTCAGAAACGATTACGGGAGGTTCCAGCAGCACTACAGCGACCTACCAGTCAGCAGCCAACACGCGCGTATACACGCCCGTTGACGGGTACGTGGGCGCGTGGTGGTCATTTATGAACGTCACGGACGAATGGCCTATAGAGATCATAGGTCCAGACGAGTACGATCTCTGGGATGAGGACCGCAGCCTGTCCGGTAACGTATATAAGGTCTTAGTCGGGGGGACGGACTCCACCACCGGCTACCCAGAGGTCGAGTTTTACTACACGCCGTCTACTACCGGGCAGGAAATACGTGCGCGGTATCAGATGGCAATATCGACGTGGGCGTCATCCAATGACGGCGACACATTCTTAAAGCTCGGCATTCCGCAGATAGGCGAATCGGCGCTGGTGTATGGGGCGACAAAGCTGTTGCTGCAGGAAAAAGGCGACGAGCAAGGCGCGCAGCGCGAAGCCAACGAGCTGGTGCGCGCTGTTGCGCTGATGAAAAAGCAAAACCTGCTACAGCAGGGCAACAGGCGCTACCCGTCGCAGGTCGAAGACCATGACTATATGGTCCGCACAGACAACCAGCTTGTTGTTGAGGCGGGCTAATGCCTATAGCGGCTGATACGATAAAATACGGCCCGTGGACGATGGGCGTTCGGTATGACCTGCCGCCAGAGGATATCGGTCCCAACGGACTGCAGGACATGCTCAACACGCGCCTGACGCAGTCTGCCGGCATTGAAAAGGTCTTAGGGACTAAGAGCTACGAGAATGCTGCGGCGTTAGCAGGCACGCCCACTGTCACGGCGTGTGGGCAGTTTCGCGTGCCGTCAACCGGAGCCGAGCGCGTGTTTATTGTAGCCGGCGCTGCCATGTATTACTACAACAGCGGCTGGTCAGATATTACGGGCTCCGTAACGATAACCGCTGGGGATGACAATACGTTTGAGTGGGTCCGAGCGTTTGACACGCTGGTCCTGACTAACGGCGTCGACGCGCCGATCAAGTGGTCAGGCACGGGCAACGCTGCCGTGCTGGACGTAGACAGCCGGTTCACGACAGCAGATCACGTAGCTTTCTTCGACAACCGCGTATGGATGGCAAACACAAACGCCGACGAGGACCGCGTGTGGTACTCGGACGCGGGCGATCCTGAGACGTGGGGTGCATCATCCTTTTACAACCTCGGAAGCCCTGTGCGGGGCTTACAGCCCCTACAAAACGCATTGGCGATCCATACCGAAGATTTTATCGCGGTGCTGATTCCTACGGGCAACGCGACGATCCCTTACCAACTACAGCAGCGCACTACGACCGACCCGCGCAACCCACAACAAGGGGGCAGCATCTCTGGGCGGGCCATTGTCACGATCCCCGGTAACGCGCAGGTGTTTGTGTTGGAAGACGGCGTGTACATGTGGGCCGGTGGCGAGATCGTAGAAAAGGTCTCATACGCGCTGGACGAGGGTTACTGGGCAAATATAAGCAAGTCGCGCCTTTCGCAGAGCTTTGCCATCTACTATGCCGACGAAAACGAGGTGTGGTTTTGGTTGCCCAACGACAACACAAACTGCAACGAGATTATGGTTATGTCGCTGCGCCACCGCTACGCAGACGAGACAAGCGGACAAACGCGCTTTGCGTGGTACGGTCCACTCAACGGAATTGGCGCGACGTTTGAGCGCAACTGTGCTGCCATAATTGATGACAAGCCCCACGCCGGCAGCTTCGGCGGCAAGCTGCTGGACCACGCGCCGGCAGTCACATACAACCACGAGTCTGCAGCCTACGACAGCCACTTTGAGACGGCGTCGCCGGCCCCATTAGGGGGTGACGTGGACCTGCGCTGGCTCTACGCGCGCACCTACTACGACGCGCTGGGAGCCTATACCCTAACAGTCCAGCAAGAGTCACAGGGCGTAGGCGGTAACGTAGGAACACTGACGACGACCGGTGGGGGTGGTGTGATGGATGCGTTTACGCTCGACACGGACGCTGTAGGGACGAAGCGTATGGTTAGTAAGGATCTCGACCTAAAGGGATACGACCCACACAGCTCCCTCAAATTCACAAACAATACTAAAGACGAGCCATACCGGATTCGACGAACGCACCTGCAGTACAAGGTGATTGGTAGGCAACGGAAACCGAGAGCAGGGGTTAGCTAATGAATATGTACGGGCCGGCAAACATGAACCCATATAACTACACCAAACCTAAGCAACAAATGTCTGCAGCGGATTATTTCAGCATGACAGGCAGTGGTAGCGGCCAAAATAGCATGGCAGCTGTGTATAGCGCGTTGGGGTTAAATACTGGGCCTATTGGCGCAGCAAACACAGCTGCAGTGATGCAAAATACAACACAGCAGAGCGGAGCCAATCCGTTTGCCGGCAGAAGCATGGCTGATGCAATGGGGGGCATGACGCCGGGTGTGCCACAAGGTGCTGCTAATACCAAATTTGTTATGGGTGGTAATGCTGGTCAGGTCATGAATAGGGGGCCAACAAGCAGTGCATCTGCAACGGGTTCGATGGCAGGCAATGATGCATATAGGGAGCAGTTTAGCCAATCGCCCGTCCAAACGACGGTGGCTGATCCGAACCAGCAATACCGTGATGCCTTTAGCAGTGGCGCAGTGCAGACAACTACGCCAACGCCCACGAGCGATCCGAATGCGGATTACCGAGCGGCATTTACAAAAGCACCAGTGCAGACAACGGTGGCTGATCCGAACCGGCAATACCGGGACAATTTCGGGACAGCTCCAGTGCAGACAGCAGTTGCAACATATGATCCCAACGCCGCCTACCGTGAATACTTTTCGCAATCGCCAGTGCAAACTGTAGCACCTCAGTCAGCCAATGAGCCGTTAGACATGACTGGATATGAGGGTGGGCCCGGCATTCCCACTGGCGGCAGCGGGATGAGCGGAAGTGAGTCTATGGCCGATGCAATGGCGCGACTGGGCATAAACCCCGGGGCGGCAATAGGCGAACAGAATCAAACCGCAGCAGGATTGGGTAGTGTTGCAGGTGAGACAATGGCCGATGCAATGGCGAGGCTGGGTGTACAGCCCGGGACTGCCGTTGGTGAACAAAACCAAACCGCAGCAGGTCTGGGTAGCGTGTCTGGCGAGACAATGGCTGACGCAATGGCGAGGCTGGGCTTACAGCCCGGGGCTGCCGTTGGTGATTTCAATCAAGCCGCAGCGGGATTGTCCGAAGTTAGCACGCCTGAGTTATCCGGTGCTACAGCTCAGTCGGCTGGGACGGGCGTGGCAACGCCCTATAGCACGCTCGGGTTGGACGACGCGCTCAAGGTTGGAACCGGCACGCCTGTCGGCAGCACGTTAGCAGACCGGGCGGCAGCTACTGCGGATCAGGCGCTACTGGATAGGGTGCGGGCAGGCAAGCTGGTTAATACGGACACGCCGATGGTTGGCGCAGCCGAGCAGAATGTATTGGATCGTCTTGCGGGCAATCAGTTGGGCTCCAGCGCGGATCTGGACTCGGCTATGGTCGCGGCGCGGAACCGCCTGTCGAATAGCGGCGTAACACTCGACACGGACCTGACCAATCAGGCGCAGCAGGTCATTATGGATCGCTTGATGGGTGGCAGTAATCCGTTGGTTGAGCAGCAGCGCGCAGATTTTCTTGAGCGGTCCCGGCAGCAGCAGGAGCAGTTGCGTGAAAACCTTAACCGCATGGGCGTGTTGCGGAGCGGCGATACGGCAGAGGCGCTGGGAGACTTTATCGGCTCGCGTGAGCGCACGCTCAATGATATTAACGCGCTGGGATATGACCTGCAGACGCAGGCACTGGCAGACGCACTCAACTTTGAGGGTCGGCGCGACAATCTAAGGCTCGCCAATGAGGATCTGGCGCGCGCAGCCATAGGCGATGTGGCAGGACTGGCATCTCAATACGATCAGCGCGCTGCGTTGGAGTCAGGGCTTGCCGGGGATGCGGTGTCGCAGGCGTTGGGGCTGCAGAGCCGACGAGACCAGATGGGTATCGTCGATCAGGAGATGCAGCGGCAGGCTCTGACTGACGTATACGGACGGCAGGGTCAGCTATCGGCGCTGGAGACGGATCGTCTTAATCGTCAGTTGGCAATGGACGACGCCAGCCGTGCTGAGAGGGGTCTACAGTCCGATCTTGTTACGGCAGACCTACAGAGACGCTTGTCGCTTGCTGGCGACGAGCGGGCGGCACAGGCGCTCGGTTCGGACCTTACCAGCGCAGCGCAGCAACGCGCGCTGGCGGGACGTGCGGATCTTCGCGCACAGCAGGCGCTGGGCTCAGACCTCGCAACGGCTTCCCAGCAACGCGCACTGGCAAATACTGCAGATCAACGCGCTGGGCGGGCGTTGGATAGCGATCTCATCACGCAAGACTTACAGCGCCGGCTATCGCAAGCGGCTGATTTACGGGCAACGCAGGCTTTGGGGTCAGACCTTACAGGTGCGGCGCAGGGCCGGCAACTGGCAGCGTCTGCGGACCAGCGCGCAGCAGACGCACTGCGATCCGATCTGGTGACACAAGATCTACAGCGACGCATCGCAGAGGCGGGCATAACGGGGCAATATTTCACTGGTGCAAATCAGGCCCCGGTAGAGACGTTATCTGGGCGTGCGATGGGGCTGGAGGAAGACCTCGCCCGCGCCAATGATCTACGCGCCCAGCAGCAGCTTGAGTCCATCTTGTTTGGTCAGGTCCAGACTGGTGCAGATAGTCCTATACAAACCCTCGCAGGGCAACAAGCAGCAGACGACCTGCAAACGCAGCAGCTCAACCGAAACCTTGCGATGTCCGACAACGCGCGCAGGACCCAGTTGGCCCAGCAGGACATACTCAATGCGATTGCCGGCAGAGGGCTACAGTCGGCAGCGGATCAACGCGCAGCGCAGGCGTTGTCCTCTGACTTAAGCACGGCTGACCTGCAGCGCAGGTTGTCCGAGGCTGACGCTACAGGCGACTTCTACGCACGCGGGTATGGGCAAGCGCCTACGACGACGTTGCGCGCACGCGCCTTAGATCAAGACATCGCCGCATCGCAGGGCGCGGAAAACCGTGCTGAGAGAGCAATTGAAGACGCACTATTTGGCGAGGTTGATGGGACAACGACAGTTGGGGGATTAAATGCGGCGCAGGCGCGCCGACTTGCAAGCGACGCCGATGAGCGCGCCGCCGACTTACAAGAGCGCCAGTTGCGCGACATGGACATCGTGCAGTTGCTCGCGGCGCAAGATGCAGGGTTTGCTGGGTATACGCCAGTGCGCAATCAGATACTGCAAGCGTTAGGGTTGCCTACGCCGGGAAGTTCAGCAACGCTCCCTCCCGGGGCAGTTCCGCGCGCAGATGGGACAATCGAAGCTGACGGCAGAATTTATCGCTATTCGTCAGATGGACAAGAATTAATAGACGTAACGCCGGGGGGATAATGCCTGAACCAATGACAATAGCAGCTTTATTAGGGCTGGGCAGCAGCATCGCAAACGCCGGTGCTGGCTATTACGCTCAGAAAGATTTAGAGCGAGCGCAAAGGCGTCAAGCTGCCGCACAGAAACAAGAAAATGCAATGGCAAACCTTTCTCGTGCGTTTGGGGGCAACCCTATTGCCAATCAAGTGCCGTTAGACTTTCGGCCCGGGAAAGGTGCAAACCTTTTGAGCGCGTTAGGGCAATTGGCCGGCGCAGGTTCGCAAGCAGTCGGTTTGTATGGAGGCATGAAAGACAGGCAAGCACAAAACAGATTGCGGGACTTGCAAACACAGGCAGCTGCAAATCAGTTAGAGCAGCAAGCGGGTGCGCAGGCACAAACGGCAGGCGGCTATGTGCCAATACAAGTGGATGAGGCATTGCGCGGCACGTCTGAATTACTTGCCGCGCCTATAGAGACGAGCTCTATGGTATCACCTGCTTTCCGTGCAGGAGCGCAGCAGCAGCGTATGGATGACCTGACGCAGCAAGCGCAGCTAAACCTTATCAATGCAAATGCTCAAAGAGCGCGTGCGGCTGGAGGGACAAGTTTTAGTGGAAGCAATCGTATCCGAATTGCAGCAGATGCTGGGAGTAACGTGGCTACGTTAAACCCATTTCTTAGAGGTGACGAGGCAAAAAAATTAATAGTTGAGCAAAGCGGTTCGATGTCCCCCGAATTGCTTACATCGGCGGTGGCAGGATACAATGAACAGGCAGCACAAATAAGGGACAAATTTAATGCCATACTGGACGGTGCAGTAAAGCAAGCGACTAATACAAATTATGAAGACGGCGTGCTTGCATTAGAGGCAGGATTACAAGCGCAAGGCTACGACCTGTCAGAAAATATGTTGAGTTCATTCTTAGACCGAATTGATGCAGCAAGTGACGCATACAACTTTAGCGCAACTGAGAAAAAACAACTCATGCAGTTGACGACCATACGTGCGAATGCTTTGAGGGCAATAGAGACCCTGACTGACCCAGAAGCAATAGGGCAAATACAGGAAGCGTTTGGGAGAAGTGAGGGAGCTATAAAAAAAGCCCGGGCCTATTTAGTAGGCGAGCAAGAAGCGATTGGGCCGGAAGCGGCAAACTTCCTAACACAATTAGGATTCCTCCGTGACACGGTAGCACGCTATCGCTCTGGAGCAGCCTTAACCGAAGCCGAGCAGGATTTCTACGAAGGATTAGTAGGGGGAATATTTACACAACCAGAGCAACTCAGAAACACGTTGGGTGAATTAGTAAATCAAATGAACCGTGAGATAACAAGCCTATATGAAGTAGAAGCAATTAGTCGCGGAAAAGGTCCATACTAATGGCTAAAAACCAACTACAGCAATATCGCCAACTATACACTGCGCCTGCATTGCCGTCTGCAAACATACAAAACGAACCACCTACTGCGACTGCAAATCTGGGTGGCTTAATGAAACAATTCAAAAATCGTATGTTGGCATCGCTCGATCCGGAGCCCGAAGGTAAGGTCGACATATTAGTGAGCCGTGGCGTGCCGCGCGAAGCCATACAGATAAAAAATGGCGAGCTGTTTGTAAATACGCGACAAGGATTGAAGAAGTTTGATGAGGATGAGATAACTATTTACGACTTCGCCGATATGCTGGGAGACGCGATCCCAATGGTGACGAGCATTATGGGATCGTTCGTAAAGCCGGGGACCGGGACTGTGTTAGGTGGCGTGGGTGGAGATGCATTTCGACAGGGCATGGCAAAGGAAGCAGGATCAGAGCGAGGATATGACGTAGGGCAAACTGCGTTAGAGGGCGCGTTTGCAGCGGGTGGTGAGTTACTGCAGCGGGGTGTAACGGCGCTGCTAAAAGGGCCAGCGGCGAAGAAAGCGCAAACAGGCGCAATGAAGCAAGTCCGCGATCTTGTGGGTCAGGCTGATAAGGCTGCGGGCACAGAGATGATGAAAGTTGCTCCACCGCAAATCAGGACCGCGTCGCCATTTATAGGAGGCATGGCAAACGTCGCTCGCACAAATCAAGTAACAACTGAAATTATGCGCGAAGCAGACGAGCCGCTTTTTAGGGAGTTTCAAAGAGCAATTAGCAATCTGCAGAAAAAAGCGGGTTCAAAGGGCGGGCCGACTGCCAGCAGCGCAGACGCAGCTATAGAAACCGGCGAGCGGATACGCGGTGCGATAGAAACGACAACGGACATACGGCAAGGTGACATTAATAAGTTGTATACAGACTTCTTTACGCAAGGCGGCGTAGATAGGTCTGCACCAATAGACCGCACGGCGATAGATAACGCGCTGAATGCAATAGAAAATACAGACTTGTTCAAGCGTGAGGGCAACGTAGGCGTGCGCGGCATAGACAAGCTGGCAAGCTCTATGGAGCTGGCGTTGGGAGCGCGCACGTTTGACGACGTGCGGAGAGTGAAGTCTCAAATTTACGAAGAGTTAAACTCCAATAGACGGTCGGCTATACCATTTTTCGACGACAAGGTTGAAACACAAATGCGCAACCTTGCCGACTCAATGCACTACGCCGAGATGGAGTTCCTGCGTCAAGGTGGCGGCACAAACAGTCCGCAAGCGTACGCGCTCGGGCGTCAAGCGGCAGACGCTGCGGAGTCATTGTTTCGGGTAAAAGAGTCAGGGGCAGTGCGCAGGGCAATGAGCAACGATGAGAAGGGCAGTCAGATTGCGCGCACAGTATTTGAGAGCATGACGCCTGAAGAGATTATTAATTTTAAAATCAGTATCGGCCAGCAGGGAACGCCATCCGGGTTGCGGATAACGAAAGAAGGCGCAGACGCGTGGGCGTCAATTATAAACGCATTCTTTGAAAACCTAAAAACAGCTGGGTCTATTTCATCAGATCAAATGAAATCGGGTATGTATCCACAGGATCTGCAGAGGATCATAAGTGGCAAACATATCAATAACTACTTAGATGGGTTAGAAAAGAGTAGACCGGGATCAGTAGAAGCGTTGCTGGGGACAGATGTATACAACGAGTTGCGCACCGTGGCGAGGGCATTGCAAGAAATGACGCAGGGCGAGCGGTCGATGGCAAACTTTAGCAACACGGCCCGTTATGTAAATTTTCAAGGTGGGTATGGGTCAGACATTGTCGATGCGTTGACAGGCATGTTTAGAGAAGGTGGGAAGACGCGAGATGCGTTAGCGCGCCTTGCAGCGCGGGCTGTAACCGACGTGGGTATTGCGCAGTTTATGACTAAGCCCGGGCTTGCGCGCTACATGCTCGGCGAGACAAAAACCCAACAGGCAATTCCTAATGACATGTTGAGACTGATCGGACGGACGACTTCGCAGGTCGGAGTGCGACAATTAAGGGAAGAGTAGCCGGCACACGGCCCGGCCAATAAATCATAAGACCGTGGGAGAAAAGGCTGAATGAATCTTACAGCACTAAAGAGTTGGGTGAGCGGAGAGACACTAACCGCTGCGGACCTCAACGCTGAATTTCAAAACATATACACGCACACAATCAACAATAGCGACATAGACAGCACGGCGTCGTATGTGTTGGGTGAGCTGGTCATTGGAACCGGACTGGCTGCGGCAGACGGCGGGCAGTTGCACGTTCACACGGGATCTGCCGGCACAGTGCAGGCGGCGTCGGATGCAGACGAGGCTGTGTTTGAAAACAGCACGGCGTCAGGTATAACGATCCTTTCGGGTGGCTCCAGTACGGGCAAGATTGCGTTTGGTGATTCTGGCGATAACGACGTTGGTCTTATCACATACAACCACGCAACAAACGCGCTTACCCTCGGGACAAACGGCACTACAGCATTAACGCTATCATCAGCACAGGCAGCAACGTTTGCCGGCGATGTAAGTGTCGGCGGCACACTGACGCTAACGGGTGGCATAACGCTCAACGGTAATACTACCATTGGTGACTCTAGTGCCGACACCCTCACGGTCAACAGCACCATCACCAGCAACCTCATATTCACGGATGCGACCTACGACATTGGCGCGAGTGGTGCTACACGCCCCCGTGACCTCTTTCTAAGCCGCAATGCAGTGATGGGCGGCACATTGGGCGTTACGGGCCTCATCACGGCCTCTGGTGGCGTAAGCGGTGCGTTGACAGGGAACGTAACTGGCAATCTTACGGGTAACGTCACTGGCGATGTCACGGGAAATATCAGCGGCAACGTCACAGGCGGCACGATCAGCGGCACAACGGCAACCTTAACAGGCGCACTCACAGGCACTACGGGAACATTCAGCGGCTTAATCTCTGGCAACGGTGGAGCAGAAATAGGAAGCAACACCGCAAAGGTTAAATTTTATTCTGACTCCACTTACAGCGGAATTTATAACGGCTCATCATTAACCTCAGACGAGTCGTATTATTTCGGCAACGGAGACCATTTTTGGTATAGTGACGGTTCTGTGGCG